TGCTTTCACGCTCAGTAGGTTGCCGACTGCCGTAAACTCGTAGATCCTCGCAGAGTCTGCGCCTTGCTCCGTGTCTGTCTCTTGCTCGTCATAAAGAAGCTCCATTCGCCCTCCAGGAGTTCTTTTCGCGAAACTGATTCCTGATTCTTCGTAATTGTGGCCACAGAGAACCATGAAGACGTTCGAATAGTCATCAAGAGTATGGCAGAGAGTTTCTGCCCACGTGGACCCGCCGCTCGTGAAGTAGTCTGATGCTTCGACACTCAGGTACGCATGGGTTGCAACGATAATGTTAGACGTCGGGTTTGAAGAGATCAAGCTCTTCATCCAGGCAATAACGGTCGTGTTTGCGAAGTACTCGAGGTTGATTACGATATAGTCTCGCGAGCCATACGAAAACTTTGCTGCTGTGCTCTTCCCTGCAAACTGACTGCCAGCCCAATAGGATTTTGAGGACATGTAAGTCGCGTTGAAGGAGAGGTAGTTTTGGCCGAGCCAATAGCTGTTCGGATCATCCTGCGGCTGCTGATCATGGTTGCCCGCACCCCAAGAATACGGGACCCCGTTATCCAGGAGCGTGCCCATAGACGTGTTTGCCCTCGTCCACTGAGTTGTGTCCGACCCGTTGTCAACGATATCTCCCGTGTGAATAACCATCGCAAGAGGGTTACTCTGAGAATACGCGAGAATCCAAGCGGTCAGGTTAGACCAGTACGTCGGTCTCCAGGAGCTGAGGAATTGAGTATCAGAAATTTGAATGATTGAAAAACTGACACTGTTCTCTAAGACTCCGGTTTTATTCTCGCCCTGCCACCAAAATTGAGTCCCATTCGCATAATCAAACTGCGTGTACAAGGCGCCGTTCTTATAGTACTTGAAGAGGCCACTGTTGAAATCGTCCAGGATACAGTTTGCCCCGGCAGCCACACTCGCGACGGTGATCCCGGTTGCGCCCTTGTCTATGACGAGCCTTGTGTTGTCTTTCAGAATGACAGAAGCAGAATACGAGCCCTCAGCAATGTACACGCTTCCGCCGGAGACTGAAGCGTTTCCAAGACCGTAATCAACGATCAAGGTATGGTTCGTGCTGAACTGGAGGAGACTCGCATTTACGCCTAATTGAAGGCATGCATAAGTGTCGACAAGACTCACCAGGTAACTGTTACTTTTCCTGAAGGCTGAGAGACTGCTGTTGACTGGCATGTTCAAAGTCTGCTCGATCGCTGAGACTCGAGCGTCAATATCGATACCAACAGAAACATTCGCGCCTTCATGAGCCGCCCATCCTGCAGCGATCAGAATCGACACTATCATGATCGTCGCTTGCCACCACTTCAAGGAAAGAATCCTGTCTGGAATACTAACTTTGTTTTCTGCCATTTTGCTCACGCCATAAAGCGATAAACTCAACGAGGGCCAGCAGCTTCTTCACAAGCCAACCCTGGAGCCGGTTAAACTGACGATCCCGCCCCATCGAAAGCACGTAAACGGTCACGGGCACGACGGGAGGAAGCTTGCCCTCCTTGATCTTCTTCTGCCGACAGACACCGCACGTCGTATGACGCCGCAGCAGATTGTAATCGCAAAGATTGACACACTCAGGCGCGCCGAGTAAACGCGCCCACCAGGACCGTTTTCTATCAGTCGGCTCCGGGAGACTGTAAACTGCAAACGTGTTCCCGCTCTGGTCGAACCCATACAAAATATGGTCATTCAACTTGTAGAACGGCGTTATGTTGTACGCAAGAGCTCGGATTTCGACGGGACTCAGTTTTAGGAGAGGCTTCGAAATGTCCTGCATGTCAAGCCAGACGCCGTCAGTCCCGGATGAACAATTAGTCATTATGAACGAGGAAACATGAAATTTCCCAAGGAAAAGGGGGGAAGAGACTAGCGAAAAGTATCTGTAGACTAGCTTTGATACGTGATTGTGCAGATGCTGTTTGCGCTACCGTACTGAGCGCCGCCGTCCATGTGAGTTATGATGTAGCTTCCTAACTCTGTTGGAACACGGTAGACTTCAACTGTTGGCTCATTCTGGAGAGCCGCCCAAATCGCGCTTTGGCCTTTGAGACCGACGTAAGCGAGTTTCTTGTTAGCTGCTGGGAACACAGTGTCAAAGTACGGGTCTGCGTACCAGTCAAGCCCTAATGCGTGGGCTTTCATTCCTAGACCGCTCTTCATCAGGTCATTGAGGCTACCGTAATACTGTGTCATCGCGTCGCTCGTGCTGAAAGCTGTCCACATGTTGCTCGGCGACGTTACGATGAAGTCTGCGATGAAACCGTCTGCAGCATTGAGCTTGATCGCGTTTCGGACGTCGGTGAATGTGAGTACTGAGGTTGCGCCTGCGCTGATCGTGTTACCGGCACCGGCAGACAAGGCCACAGCGACTTTCGTGAAAATGCCCTGGCGAACGCATCCGCCGTGGATCCTGCCGAGTTGCTCGACAAAATTCAGGGCAGAAGTGTTTGCGAGCAAATCAGAAATCTGAGTTACCTTGCCGAACGATGCGAGTGTCACGGTTCTTTTCGCAACTGTTGGGTCAGCGGCGGCGAGAGCTGAGCCTTCTGTCCAATCTGAGTAAGCTGGCTGCGTTAGGACCTGAGTATCAATGGTTTTTCCCCCGCCCTTCGGAACATCAACACCCATGCAGATCTCTCGAAGATCTGACCAGTTGTTGAGTTCTAGGAGAGCCCTAGCCTGCACGGTCGTTGGGAGCGCGATGTTGCCCGTGGTTGACAGCAACTCTTTCACTGTCATCTTCGCAGCGTCGCTATCATTGAAACCTCTCAGTTTCTCAACGAGACTTCGCTTCCTCTGCGCAGCAAAGATTTCACGTGCCGTCAAATGGAAATATGGCGATAGGTCTTCTTTGGAAACGAGTGTATCGAGAACCTTCCCGATCCTGTCGTCTATCGTCTTGAAAGATTCTTGAATCTGCTTGTCGTCCATTCTATTCCTCCAAACCGTTTATGGCCACATTTCGCCCCTTGGGATCTCCCAGGAGAGTCGGAAGGCCAGCCTACCGGAAACTGAACACTGAAAACCTAGGACTGCGATTTCTTACTTGCAGCTTCAATAACTTCCAGGCTCACAAGCCTGAAAGCTTCGCTCTTGCTCGCGCCTTCCTGCCGTAACTGGTGAAAACGTGCCCAGAACCCTTCTTTCGTGAGAACGCATTTGCATGGTTCTTTCTTAGGCTCTTGTTTCGGCGGTTCTTCCTTCGGCTTCTTCAATTCCTCAAGTTGCGCCCTGAAAGCATCGAGTCTAGTCTCTATGTGAGCAAGTTTCTCTTTCACTTCGTAGTCTCCGACACCGGCACCTTTGGCAGCGGCAATCAAGACTGTCTGAGCCTTAGCCCGGAGATCCGCAGCCGAGATACTGTCTGTCACCGGGTCGATCTGATTCATTCTAGCGAGAGGATTACGTAGGTGCGGGAGATCCACAGTTCCGTCTTTGTCCTTGTACGGTAGATGGCGACATCTCTTATCCTGGGTCTTCTCCGGGTATGCAGGCTCGATCACAGCGAAACTTGAGTCTGGAAGGTCATTGATGTACGCTGCGGTCCATTCAGCTTCTTGCGGCCCCGGAGGCGGAGGGTTCGTTCCTGGAGGAGGCAGGTTGCTTGGAGGCAGATTCGGATTGTTTGGATCACTCATTTGGGTCACATCTGTGACTGTGAAGGATTCAACCAGTTTCTCAACCGGCATAATACGAGTCAACGGCACACCAGGAAGAACATCCTTCGTAAGGAGGGCAAGGCCTGTGAAAACTAGACCTGCACATGTCGAACCTTCTGGCGTCCACTCAGAACCGCGAAGACAATTAATCTCAACGCTTACGTGGACGACGTTGCCGGTCTCGATCTCCTGGAGTGCCTTCGAGCCTTTGAGTACTCTTAATAGACACTCAGCGCAGCTGCCTTCGTACTCAGCATCGTAAACTTGCACTTCCGGCGCCATCTCACGCGTATGGTTCCAGTTTGGCGTCTTACCGATGAGAGTTCTTGTTCCTCTGAGTAGCTCGTCTTCTGTGTAGATGTTGCTGTTCATGCTGGTAAGCGGGAAAAGCGCCTCACACTTGAAGTATTTCGCAAGTTCATCTTCCTTCAGATATTTGAAGTAAGGCTCGATCCAGCTGAACCGTTCTTGTGGCTGCTGATACGGCTTCGTATCGTCTAACCCTATGTTTTTGAGCCAGCCGTAATAGTACTGTTTTCCGACGTCGCATTCCTTGTGGTCTTGACAGTACCGCCACATGAAGGCATTGTAGATTTTCTGAAAGTCTGAGTGTCTCGGCATCTATGCACTTCCGAACAAGATTAGCAGGCAACGACAGTGAGGATGCACATTCGGGTACCAAACCCAATCATTAGGACCCTTCAACAAATACGGAAACTCTCTTTCCGCGTCCTCATCACTCATGATCTGCTTGTCATGCTTCAAACAAGCCTGGCAGGTCGCATCGTCAGTGATCGCCACGTACATGAAGCTGAGACTAGACTCAGCTAGTAGGTCCAGGAGGAGAACCGTCTTTGTCAAGGCTCTTTGCGAGTTTCTCATAGACTTCAACCCGCTTCTTACGTTCTGCAGCAGCCTCATTCGCTATCGTTGTTGGAACGAGTCTACTGTCAATCACAACGCCCTTCCGAGCGTCATCAGGATAACCCAGCCGCTTACTCGCAAACCCTGGCGAAACGATCGCATGCTCAACTTCGCCCTGCAACATCTTGCTCAAAGTAGCCTTATCCTCCTCAGTCAAGGGTCTCCAGACAAGCTTTACCGGCTTCGAGGTCTTCTCCAGAGGGAAAATCACAGACTCGTGAAGACGCTTCAGACCGCGTTGATAATCCCGGATCTCGCTCTGCAGGATCCTCTCCTGGTAGTCAGCCGTCGCCATCGTCGTCGTCCCACCAAACCCCAAAGCTGGCTCAGGAACGCCGAGGCCTGCGACAAGATTCCTTACGAAATGAGCGATAATCGGCTCAACAGTCTGGCGGCCTCCGACACTCGCACTCTGATAAATCTCTTGGACAGACTCAATGATCTGGTTCTGATTGAAAATGTCCTCGCCCGGCTTCCGATTCACTATGTCATTCTTGATCCGTTTGTAACTTTCATCATCGACTTGCGCGTCTTTCGTTCCAATATTCAGAAGTAACAACGGGTCTGCACGACGTCGGGCAATCCATGGGAGCTTTTCCTCCATGAAGAGGAGAGCTTTCACAGTCGGAAGGACTCTTCGAAGAGTGCTGACGCCAAACTTGTTCCAGGGCTCGGCATGAATCTTTAAATGAAGAATCTCATCAGGCTTGAACCGCTCGATCTTCCCCATCTTGACTTCATAACGGTACTCAGTGATAACAGATTTCGAGTCAAGCTTCAAACCCATACCCATCGGGTTTAGCGGGCGCAAATACTCTTTCTCGTCTTTCTGAATGTTCCAGTACATATTCCCGAAGAGAAGAGCGAAAAGGTTGCCGTCTCGAATAACAGTGTCCGCCTGGATCTTCGTCAAAAACTGAGTGATCGCTTTCTTGCTGGCTTCGTCTTCAGATTCTAGGTCGTAGCCCATCTGCCAAGTCATAAACTGTTTGATGTCGATAGCACGAGCGACGAACGGAATGTAATTGTACGCGTCCAGGTAGTCTTGGAAATCGTTGAAGTCTTCCGGGTACTCATAACCGCTTACGGCGCCAACAGGAACTTTCACAGCGGTAGCCGGATTCACGGTCGCCTCAATCAACTTGGCTTCTTGAAGCCTTCCTCGAATCCTTGACTGAGCAACCGTGGCTCCCGTCTCAGTGCTGGCCACCAGGTACGCACCGCTACCTTTCCCTTCAATATCGACGCGCCCCGTACGAATTTGAGGCTCAGTCTTCTTTTTTCGACCAAACATTACTTTTCGCCGACAGTGCCGAAATCCACGGACCCTCTTCGGACAATCATCTTTGAAGCTGCATAGACGGCCAGGCACGTAGCCCAGAACCGGTCATCATGCGAACCTTCCGGGTGACTGAAACTGTATAATTCGCTGCCAGGACGCTGCTCCCATTGGACGACGTTAAGCTCTGCCTGGAAATCCTGGTCAAACGGCAACTCAAACCGGCGCCGCCCATCTTGAAGAGGCAAATTCTTGTCAGATGCCCGGCTTGACATCATTAACTCTTTCAACGTCATAGCCATGCCATGCTTCGTCGGAGGCGTAAAATCGACGCCGAAGATACCAGGGAAGCCAGCCTTGTTTATCTCTTCATCCATACCCTTCGTGCCCGTGTGATCGTAATAGACAGCTCTCACCATTTTCCAACGGTCACATAGAGACTTGATGTAAGCCATCACAGTCACGTAAGGCGTTCCAAGAGGAAACTTGTTGCAGAGTACCGAGCGGCATACATCAGCCTCTTTCTGGATTATTGAGACGGCATTATGATCCCGCTCGCGCCCAAGGTCCCAGCCAAGAAAGAAATCGCCCTGGAGACTGTCTTCAAACTTAGCAAACTGAAGCTCCGCGTTCTGACATTTGATTATGAGACTGCTAGGCAGGAATGACGTCTCGTCGTCGACGAAGCTGCTTTCCATCTCACGCTTCCAACGCCAAGGATCTCCTGCGTATTGTTCCCGCATCACTTCAACTTGGTACGGGTCTAAAGGTCCGTTTGGCTTCAACACGTCTTTCCAAGTTAAGAAGTACCTGGGAGGATCGTGCTCGAAGATGTTGCCGCTGAAAATCCTGAAACTCTTGTCATAGCACATCTTGTAATAGACGCTGTCTTTGTTCCAGGGCGTGCTCGCGACGTTGATCTGAACAGTCTGCGTCAACGTCATCGGCAAAAGCGCGCTAAGCCACAAATCCTCGTCTTGACGGATGAAATTCATTTCATCGATGCTGATCTTATTTGGACCGTGACCTCGAACAGTACAAGGTTGCGGCGTTTCGGCCAAAATAATCGCTCCGTTGTTGAAACGTATTATCGTTTGCAACTCAGATTGAACATAGGCATCATATAAGTCGCTCTTCATCCGACCCAAGTGTTCGTGAAAGGCTTGAAAGTAGATTTCATTGATCTGCTGAAATTTCGGCATCGTTACAATAATCTTAGAATTTGGACAGTGCATTGAATAGAAAAGATCGTCACCAGACATCATCATGGTCTTTCCAGCCCTACGGGGCCATCGTAGAACCTTGAGCGGAGCTGGATCGCTCAAAAAATCGGCTTGGTAAGGAAAGGGTTTGATCCTGAGAACATTCTGAAAAAACTCACACTTGTCCATCGGCAGACTTGGGAGGCTTCTGCGTTCAGCCATTTCCCTTTTCAATCGTTTCGTCTTCGCTCTTTGCCTTTGCTTCATTCATCAGCCTCTCAACTGTAATCAGGTCTTCGTCGAGCTGTCTTTCATCAAACTTTGAGCAAAGTCCGTCGATCGTCTGAGCCGCGTATGCAGCGACGCGAGCCCACTTTTCCCCCTCTTTGGTGTCCTTCCCTTTTTTTGCCAGCAAATAGGCATCGTTGAAGATACCTTGCAGCTTTTTCACTATTTCATAACGAATGCGTTGCGTGTCCAGTTTCCTTTTCAGTTCCCTGCGACACGCAGTTAAACGACCAAGAATTGCATCCTCTCGTGATGTTGTATCCAAAGTCAATCAGTCTTCTCCCTTCTGCAATGTCTGAAATGAACCTCGACCGCGTGAGTCTATCAATATTTCTCCTTTCATGACATCTGGAAAGACACTAAGATCTGAGTTCTGCTGAACAAGATCTAATAGCTCAATTCGAGAAACAAGTGAGACATGTTCAGCACGTTCTCGATCGTAGCGACTGTTGTCCAATATAAGACGACGAATGTGTCTCTTCAACAGGCTTTCTTGCCTTCGTTTGTGAACCAAAAATAACCAGACCCAAGACCACTCGATGGCGGCGAGATTCTACTGATATAGCGAGAAGGAATCAGATATTTAGCACGGTGCTGAAACCGAGGATATTCATGACTGCGAAGAAAGGTCCCTTTCTGCATAGGTATCAACTTCAGTCAAAAAAGCGGTGAGTCAACATTCAAAATCAAAAAGAAGCTTTGCAAAAGACTCCACTCGGGCACAATCAAGGACCTCGCCGCAAGACCTTGTGCAGAAAAAGGTAGGGGGGAGGGGGGTCGTCTGCTTTCCAGCTTAAAACACAACCATTTTATGGAAACGAAGTATAGTAACGGTTTTGAGAATTAAGTGAAA